GACTTTGCACAACTTATTGCACCCAATGTAAAACAATATAACGGTGTACAAAAAGTAACAATAACACACGAAGGCTACTTTGATGAAAAAGGCAAAGAAGTTATAGATAAGAAAACTAAACAATCTAAAGGTGCACCTGATCCGCAATGGTTATTGTTTGAAAAGTGTATGCGTGGCGATACTAGTGACAATGTGTTTAGTGCGTTTCCGGGTGTTCGTAAAAAAGGCACTAAGAATAAAGTAGGCTTGTTAGAAGCATTTGAAGATAGAACAACTAAAGGTTTTAATTGGAATAATATGATGCTACAACGTTGGACTGATCACCTAGGTGAAGAACATCGTGTACTAGATGACTATACACGTAATGTTACATTATGTGACTTATCAGCACAACCGGACGACATTAGAAGTATTATTAATAAAAGTATTGAAGATGTAGAGCCTAAAGAAGTTAGTCAAGTTGGTATTCGTTTAATTAAGTTTGCGAATAGTTATGAACTTAATAAAATTACAGAACAAGCAGAAACATTTGCTAAACCATTAAATGCAAGATACGGAGGTTAATATGACAAAAGAAAAAGAACTTGAAGCAAAACAGTTAGTACCTAATAAGTTTTGGATAGTACAAAACTATGGACAAAAAGTAGGAACACTACAAAAGAACAAAGAAGGTTATATTCTTGTTACACACAAAGATAAAATTCATTTTGAAAATGTAGAAAAAGTATATGATGCATTTGGAAAAGACTTTTTTGAACATACTGCTACAAAGAAAATTAAAAATAGTAAGGTAATGGAAGTGCATGGATTTCCTACAAGCACACAAGCATGGAACCCGTTGCTAGATGTACAAAACAATCTACCTCTTTATAGTAAAAGTAGAAAATCTAAAAGTTTATATTGTGCAGGTTACTATACAATTAGATTTGCTAAAGGTTGGGTAAAAAGTTTTTGTCCTAAACTTATAACACTACAACGTTATGATTACAAAGGCCCGTTTACAACAGAATTAGAAATGCGTCAGGTATTATCAAATGTCTCGAAATCCAGTTAATACTATTCCAATAGAAAACTTTTTGCAGAAGGCAAAGATTGCAACTAAGACTCAACAACGTGAACTTAAATTAGATTCTAAAGAATATAAAGACTTGTCAGATAGTATAGCAATATTAATGACAAGGCTTGTAGAACTACAGGATAAACGTCTACAACAACCACAAGACGTAAGTGTAGATATAAAAATGGACGGCGGAAACTTCTAAAAAACGATAAATATATACGTAGTTAACTAAAAGGAATTGCGTATAATGAGTAGACCTAAACCTAAAATTTTGTTAGAATTTACTGACAAGAACACATACCGTAGAGAAGAAGTCCTGTATGCAGAAGCAACATGGGCAATCTTCTATCAGGGCAAACCTTTTAATCTTAAAAGTTCAAATTCAATTTCTCCCACTCCAGGACCTAAGTATAAAAAGACTTCTTTTGCAAATCCAGGACATGCACTTAATTTGGCTAAGAAACTAAACTCTACATTTAAAACCACAGAGTTTGAAGTTTACAAGTTAACTAAAGGCGATAAAATCGCATAATGGATATTAAAGAAGCATACACTAAAACTTTTATGATCTCCGCAGGACAAGAAGATATACCTGCTACTGAGATTAAGAAGAACTATATGCTTTGGTGGCAGAACACACGTATGAAAGGTGACAGTGGATTACGATTAACTAAAGACGGTTTTGATTATGCTGTCGATCATGCAGATTTAGCCACATATGAAATAAAATTTCCTAACGAAATAAAGTTTACTCCACAAGTATTCTTATACTTAGATAACTTTATTGATTGCCCGTATTACGTTACAAAGAAAAGAATATACGTATTCAGCGAAAAAATGGGGTTACAACTTATGATGTTTGCTGGAGATATCAAACAATACGGCCTTGCTCGTGCTATGGCACAAGAACTAGACGACTAATCATTCATTTTGGACAGTTTTTTTAATAAAAAAGTGGAATAACCGGTTGACTTTTTGCTAGTTGAGTGTATTATAGTATTATAGTTAGAAACAAAAGGAGCATAGCAAAATGGCACAAACAACAGAAGCACGTACAGTTACACCAAACGAAGCGAAATCAGCAGTACAACACGCAATGAAATTGAAGCGTCCTATCTTTATGTGGGGACCTCCAGGCATTGGTAAATCAGATATTATGGCACAGATTAATGGGTCATTAGATAATTCACATTTGATAGATATTAGACTATCACTTTGGGAGCCTACAGATATTAAGGGTATACCTTACTACTCTGCAAACGACAATGTAATGGCGTGGGCACCACCAGCAGAACTTCCAACAGAAGAATTTGCATCACAATTTAAAAGTATCGTTCTTTTCTTAGATGAAATGAACTCTGCGGCTCCGGCAGTACAAGCGGCGGCATATCAACTTATTCTAAATCGTAAAGTTGGTACATACAAACTTCCAGACAATGTTGTAATTGTTGCGGCAGGTAACCGTGAAACTGATAAGGGTGTTACTTATCGTATGCCGGCACCACTTGCTAACAGGTTTGTACACTTAGAATTACGTGTTGACTTTGAAGACTGGTTGACATGGGCTACAGAACATAAAATCCACGCAGACGTTGTGGGTTACTTGACTTTTGCAAAGCAAGATCTATATGATTTTGATCCTAAGTCAAGTTCAAGAGCATTCGCAACTCCACGTTCTTGGAGTTTCGTAAGCGAACTTCTCGATGATAACTTGCAAGAGTCTACACTAACAGACTTGGTAGCAGGTTCAGTCGGCGAAGGCTTGGCAGTTAAATTTGCGGCACACCGTAAGGTTGCGGCGAAACTGCCTAATCCAACAGACATACTTAATGGCAAGGTTAAGACTATGGAGACGAAAGAGATTTCGGCAATGTATTCACTAACTGTAAGTATGTGTTATGAACTTCAAGAGGCATTCAAACGCAAGGAGAAGGGTTGGACACAAATGGCAGATAACTTTTTTGGTTTTATGATGGATAATTTTGAAACTGAATTAGTTGTAATGGGTACGCGAGTTGCTATCGCTACTTACAAACTGCCATTTTCGCCAAAAGACTTGAAAAACTTTGACCGTTTCCACGATAAGTACGGCAAGTACGTTCAAGCCGCTATGGCATCCTAACTAACTATAGAGGGGGTCTTCGGATCCCCTCGCTCATTTCCACTCTAGGGCATAGGAGGTTAGTATGCTCAATTCCAAACAATTATTCCACTCACTATTTGAATCAGACGACATTGACGTAAAAGACAATGTGGTAAGTATTAATAGTATGCACAGTCTACATATTAGTAATTTTATTCAAGAAGGATTTCAGCACGTTGCTGATGTAAAAGAACAAACTTATTATGAAGATACAAATTGGGAACTAGTTAACTACAACGAACAGTTGTTGTTTAGTAACCATAACAGTTGGGTTTATGTTATTGTAGAAGATGATACAGTTGTTAAACTCGGTGAATCAGGACAACCACTTGCAATACAAGGTCCAAGAACTTTTATGAAAGCAGGTACACAAAGTCGTTTTGGACGTTTAATTAGTCATGGTTGGGCTCATCCTAGTTCTAATGATACAGACAGTCGTATTAGAGGTGTATTAAAAGAGTCTGCTTCACAAGGCAAAGTTAGTCTATATGCTTTAAAATGTGAAAAGGTAGAAACTACATATCAAGTATTAGGACAAGAACGAACAATTTATATGCAAGTTCATAAAGATCTTGAAAAAGCATATCTTAGTAGATTAAGTTTTACTAATGACTTACCAAAATTGAACAAAGGGTTAATTTAACCAATTCAGTTGACCTTTGAAATAAAATCAAGTATAATAATTACAGTATAAAGTAAAAAGGATTTTAAAAATGCAAACAGTAGATCTCGCAATTTGGTTAAGAGAAAACATCGACTGGAACAAGTATACCACGCTAGTTAAAACTATTGGTGATGAACTCAACGAACGTAAACTTCGCTTTGATAAAAGCGATTTACTAGAACGTTCTTTAGAACTGTTTAGCAACAATGAAATGATATATGTTAACCTAGAGGGTGTAGATCATATTGGTCCTGAAGCATCAACAATCGAAATGAAATATACTGAAGGTAGTTTGTTTACTCGTAAGAAGAAGAAAAAGAAAAAGAACGTGTCCGATTTACAATTAATGAACAGTAGAGGATCAAGTGCTGGAAGAACATTACCGCCAGGATATGCAGACTTTTTACTAATATGCGATACTGATAGTGCGGCAGTTATTGCCAAACAAGACCTAATTAACTTTGTAGTTGACGCAGGTGATGGTTTAAAAACATCCAAACTGCCAAGTCATATGGTACAATATGTATTCGTTCCGGGTGAGTATAAACCACAAGATCTAGTAGAATCTAAGTCATACAAAGACGCCAAAAAGAAGATGCAACAAGACTTTTTAGCACAATTTTAGGTTGACAAATACCTAGTTGATGCTATAATGTAAGTATAGTTAGAAAGTTAGGAGCAAAAATATGTCACAAGAAACAACCGCAGTAGAACAAACAATGTTAGATGGTAAGATCTATGATAAAGATCCTGCTGTCGATAGTAATAAAGTAAAAGAAAGATTAACAACTGCAAGAATTGCATTGCTAATCCGTCAGCCGTTTTTTGGTAATTTAGCAACACGTCTTAAAATTATTGATGCAACAGACTGGTGTGCAACTGCCGCCACTGATGGTAAAAACTTTTATTACAATGAAAACTTTGTAAACAGTCTTAATCAAAAGCAAACTGAATTCTTGTTTGGACATGAAATCCTACACTGTGTTTATGATCACTTTACACGTAGAGATGACCGTGATGCACAAATTTATAACATTGCCGCTGACTATTGTGTTAACGGTGATTTGATTCGTCATAATATTGGCGAGATGATTACACAGGTTAAACCCTTTCATGATCCTAAATATTACGGTTGGGCATCAGAGGCTGTATATGATGATATCTTTAAAAAATATGATCAAGAACAACTTGAACAATTAGGTAGATTGCTTGACGAACATATTGATTGGGAAAAAGGTAAAGGACAAGGTCCTGCAGGTAAAACTAAAAAGAGTAAAAGTGGTAAAGGTAAGCAACCTTCTTACTCAAAAGAAGAATTAAAAAAGATACGTGACGAAATGAAAGAAGCAATGGTATCAGCGGCACAGGCGGCTGGTGTTGGCAATGTTCCTAAAGGTGTAGCAAGATTGATTAAAGATCTTACAGAGCCTAAAATGAACTGGCGTGAACTACTTAATCAACAGATTCAAAGTGTTATTAAGAGTAACTATACATTTATGCGTCCATCACGTAAAGCATGGCACACAGGTGCAGTACTTCCTGGTATGGATTTTGATCAAACAATTGATATTGCTATTGCACTTGATATGTCAGGTTCAATTGCTAATGCAGAAGCACAAGACTTCTTAAGTGAAGTTAAAGGCATTTGTGATCAATATGATGATTACAAAATTAAAGTATGGTGCTTTGATACTGAAGTGTATAACGAACAAGACTTTACACCGGACTCAGGTGTAACTATTGAAGATTACGAACTACACGGTGGTGGCGGTACAGACTTTGATGCTAATTGGGTGTATATGAAAGAGAATGATATTCAACCTAAAAAACTAATTGTATTCACAGATGGTTACTCATGGAACTGGGGTGACGAAAACTATTGTGATACAATTTGGGTTATACACTCTGATACTTCAATTGAAGCACCGCATGGTATTACTTGCCATTACGATGATAAAAGAGAAATGGCGGCATGAGGTTTTTACACGACAAACCTAATCCATTAAATGTGTTAGAGATACGTGAAATAAACTTTTGTCCAAAATCATGGACTACTGTAATGATAAAAGGTAATCCATGGGACGTTACATCAAATATAGATTCATGTAGACAATGGATTTACAATAATCTAAGCGGAAGATTTTGTATTATTAGTGATACAGAACTAGTAGATAACAAGATTGAAATTGTATATAAGGTTGGTTTTGAACAAGGTTCTGAATCAACTATGTTCAGTTTGGGTTGCTCAGTTTTACATACCGAGGGCCTCGCAACATACTAATTACTAGTGTTATAACAAACAAACTTAATTAAGGAGTTAACTTAAATGACAGACGAAAATAAAACGACTCAGGCGCCGACAGCAGAAGCACCTCAGTCAGAAGCACCAGTAAAAGGTGCACCGGATCTTACAGTACAAGATCTACAAGCATTAAAGGCAATCATCGACGTTGCAAGTCAACGTGGTGCATACAAGCCAAATGAAATGGAAGTTGTTGGTCGTACTTACAATAGACTAGACACTTTCTTAGCGGCAATTACGCCTAAAACAGAATCAGCAGACGGTGAAGCACCAGCAACACCTGTACCAACAAGTGCACCTGCTCAACCAGAAACAGCGGCTCCTGCTCCAGTAGCAGAGGCTCCTAAGGAGTAAACTATGACAGTTAAGCACGTAGGCACAGTAGGTACTAGCGGAACAAAAGTACTAGTTGCAATGAGAACACTTCCGGGTGAACCAACTAACGCTTTAGTAATTCCTACTGCGGCATTAAAACAAACATATCATGATGAACTTGATTCATTGGTTATGAAAGAAGAAGCACAACAGGCATTTGAATTTGCGACAATTTTAAACGTTCGTAAGTTTTCAGATGGAAGTACTATGTTGCCTTCATTACATGCTAAAGGACACTTACAAAAGGTTCCAACAAGTGAAGTAACAATGACTCCAGCAACAACTAAAGACTCATGGCTTAAACTAGATGAGTTGAATAAAATTATTGCTGATCAAAGAGGCGTTGGTATCGATGAACTTGCAATCGGTGAAGATGGAAAACCTGGTAAAACAGTTGCCGTAGCAAATGAAATTCCTGCAGATGATGCAGGCATTATGACTGACGAAGATCTTGCTAAAAAATATAGAGCAGATGCTGATGCACTATATAAAGAAGTACAAGAACTTCGTAAGAAAGCAGAAGAATTGGCTCCAAAGCCTACTGCTAAAAAAACTAAGACTAGTGCATAATGGACGAAAAGAACCCTGGACGAATAATACTCCACGGTGATGAGACAAACAATCCAGAATGGGAAGGCGTTATCGATGAAATCAAAATCGAAAGCCTTCCCGTTCAATACATAAGAGAACTCACACTTAATCTAAAAAAAGGTAAAAGGATAGTAATTGACGTACCTAATATCCTTGCTCAAAGTGGACATCTACAAGAGGCCGCATTAAGAGTAAACAATCTAATCAGAGAACATGGTAACAACGTTCAGCATATTGATTTTAGAGTTGATATGACTAATCTACAAGGACAAGTCGTCCAAGCGAGAAATGCTTTTACTAAGAAAGTAAACAAAACAATCAAACGTAAAAATGCTGAAGCAAAGAAAAAAGGAAAGAACAAGTAAATGAAAGTTAAT